CCTTTATCATTTGCACTTAAAAATTAAAAAATGTGGTACACCAATTTATATATTTGATGTACCACTAAAATAGTTATACCTGCATGTTAGTTGGATAAGTCACATTGAACACATATGTTCCTGCTTCCATTCCAACATTTAATTTAATGTTAGTTTGATTTGTTGTTTCATCATAATACGTATATGCACTATGAAATTTCCACATTAATTCTGTATTAGTATTTCTGTAACACATTACAGGTATTACACAATTATTTTTAATACTTCCTGTCACGTAATAATGTGGAATATTTTTTAAAATAATTTCACCACCATTAAAATTAGTATCTTTAGCAATAGAAACATTTAAAGTTGCCATATCATTTTCAACAAAGATACTGCTTGCGTTTAAAGTAATATTATCGCCAGTTGTTACTTTATTATTTAAATTGATACCTTTTCCAATTCTAGCCCATGTACTAAACGTTGTATTGCTAAATGTTCTATAGAAAATAGCGCCATCATTAACACAGTACTGTGTCCCAAAATTATCTTTAGAAAAGAATGGATATTTTCTATTTGACAATATAAATAACATGAATTTAGTTTGTACAGTATTTGGCTTATTTTCGCAATTTTCGCTACATTCATAAAAACCTGGGTTGCGTAAATTATTTAAGTTTCCATTATAATTTGATACAATATTTGTTTTACCACTATCCAGTGAATTATAGCTCTCTGTGCCATCATATTCAATAAATATTGTTAAATTATCACCAGAAAAAAAGTGTGCAACGCCAACCAGTTTATCATTATATTCTGCCATTCCTTCTAATTCGTATGTTGATTTAGAATATTCCATATCAATTACGTTTTCATATTCAATAGAAATTTTAATCCAGTAACCGATAGTATTAACATAAATGCAATTGTCATATACCCAAAACTGGTTAAATCCATCAAGTTCAATACCACAGTTAACAGAAATTGATTTATAAAAGCTTCTGTCAGTGTTATAAATATTAAAATATACCATACTACCGCTATATCTGGCTGTTATATATTTTTTGATTGAATTAAAATACTGGCACTCTTCATTTCCGTCTAATTTATCAAATTCACCTAAATCAGTATAAGTAAGTGGGTCAATTTTTCTAATTGTTGGTGAAGAACCTGTGAAACACGCAATAATATTTTTGTTATTATTATCATAGCTGATTTCACTAATTATATTGTATTCTAAAGTTATTATTCTATTAAGTGTGAAATCATTGTTAATAATGCATAATTTTGATGTATTGTCACTTAAATCTCTTACACCAAGAACAAAACAATTCGCTAATGGGTTATAGCATATACATTCTTCATAGTAATTAGTTAATAAAGATACACTATTTTTTATGTTCATAGTGTTATAACTTAATTTTCGTTCGTCTAACTTTAATTTATTTACTAAAGTTTTTAATTCTTTTATGCTTAACATATTTGTCAATGCTTGTGCGTTATAATTGCCTGTTAAAGCCCAGTATTCTGTATTGTTTATGTCAGTGCCAACAGGCACAGCTTTTTTACTTGTGTAACTATTGTTGTTATGAGTTACTATTGTTAATGGTTCATAGTCTCTTAAATTATCCCACTCAATAGGGTCTGCAAATTTAGGTACGTATCTTGCTCCAATATACTGTCTATTCATATCATTATCTCCTTTTCATTAATAACTAAGAACTAAGTGTCCGTATTCTGGCTGTATTTTTAACTTAATGTCTAGACCTGTAGTATTAAATGTTATATCTTTCCAACTTTCTGGAATATTGTAAATAATGTAACCACTGTCACTAATTTCAACCAGAATCATTGTTGCAATATATTTTTTAATAAGTTCTTCAATAAAACTTGTGTCAAAATTATTAATCCATTCTTTTACTTTTTCAAGTTCTTTTAACAGATTAGTTAATTCGTCACCAAAAATTTTATCCTGTTCAATAAGTTTATTAATATACGTAACAACTTTACAAAGAATTTCATAATAACTTAAACTATCATCATATACAAGAGGTAAAACCTTATAACACCAGAATCTAAAGTATGGCATATTACTCATTCTGTACATCTCCCTTCTACCATAGTTGCATAAATAAATCACTAAACTCATTCACCACCATAGTATCAATATTCAACAACGTACTCCTGTACTCATTCAACATCTTACTATAACTAGCTGTACCCATCTTACCTGCAATGCTTTCAACATACTTTTCAGTACTATTCATAGTGCTATTGCTATTCTCACTGTCTGAATAGTTCCCACTACTCTTATTCGTGCCCTTCAAACTAGCACTATCATCAACATTAACAATCCTAGCATTCGTCAGATAACTACCATTCTCCACATTATCCAATGCACCCTGTGGTGTATCTGCATACTTATCAACAGTTTTACTCGTGTTAGTATTTGTCTGTGTACTCTCACCAGTACCACTATTCGTACCCTCAGTACTCCTACTACCTGTGCCTACATCGCTACCAGTCTTGTCATAAGTCCTACTATAATTAACATCCTTCAAAGGGTCAAACTCCAACCTAGCACTTTCATATAGCTTATTATAATAAGGTAGTATCATCTCAAGTCGTTCGTTCATCCATAGTTTCCAAATACCCACAACTTCAGAACAAATCTCTCTCAAATAGTAATGTTTTAAAATCTTACTGCAAATAACCTCTCTATAGTTTTCATCAAATATCTGAACCTTGCTAGTAAAAATCTTATTCCAACTTTTGCTAATAACCTCGTCTACTTTATCTGCACCAGTGCTACTCTCTAGTCCACTTATACTTTCACAGACAAATCGAACCTCAGTTGTATATTTACTCATATTCTAATCCTCATTTTCAACAATAAAGATAGCAACTATAACAACCAATACAATACCAACAATACTAATCATCTACTCATCACCTGTACCCTCATCATCTTTATTAGTAATCTGAAAATCTTCACGATAATCTACACTAATATCAGTACCAAACATTCTGTTAATCTTATCAACAGCTTCTCGTCTAGCTTCTAGTCTGCTATATCTGCTAGCAATCGTTCCACCTTGATTCCTCTGCACTTCATCAGTAATCATTCGTTCCTTCTTCTGTATATTCAGATTACTAATACCCAAATATGTCAAAGCTTCATTCCAAATCTGCGTTTTCAACTGATACAGTTTATCAGCAACATAAGGTGCATTCGTACTAATAGCCCTCAAACTATTCAAGTCCAAATTCTTATCCCCAAATATAAAAGGCGCATTTCCGTCAAATTCCTTATACAAATTAACTAAAGTTAACCGTTGTTTTTCTGTTCCCTGTACTAATACTGGTGTTTTCTGTGCGTTCGCATTTACATCAATAATTCTATCCAGATTATATAGTCTTTTAGCGAACATTTTAACGTCCAGAACGCTTGGCTGACGTAAATAGTTATTCCAGATAATAACACTGTCACTTTCGTTCAATGTTTTCTGGTACTGATTATAACTGGAATATGCACGTCTTGAAATAGGATTACCGTATACATCAAACTGCCCGTTTGCTATACAGTCCAGACATAAATCTCCCATTACCTCATCCCTAAAATACACCATACTTCCATTCTGAAATAAATGTAATTCCAGATATCTAGGGTCAACGGTTTCTGGTAATCCTTGCCATTCAAACACGCTAACGCTTAATTCTACTAACCTATTAAAGTACTGAATATAAGTTGCATTATTCATAATGGCACTTTCACCAAATAATCCATTATCCTTGTTTCTTCTACTCAATTTCTCACCACCTTAACTTGGGCTATTATCTAACGCATAATTGCCGACTTCGCTACCATTTTTCCAGAACGTAATACCTTTGTCATAAATACCACAAATCTTACGCTCATCATCAGCAGGAACGTTAGCACTTATCGTACAACCTGCTGTTTTAACGTAATTCCAGTGTGGTCTTGAACTACGATTCGGAACTTTTAATCTTTTAATACCATACCCAAATCTTGTAAAATAATCATCAATGATTTTTGCATATTCTGCTGTTATGCTCATTCTTCCTACATAGAACTGTTGTTTGCCGGAACTAACATTTAGATTTCCCTGTGGATTTCCTTTAATCATATCAGATTGAATACTTGCTTTATAATCCTGTGTCAGTAAACCGGCAACCTGTCCAACACCACTAACTAAAGCACCGCCTATAGCTAAAGGATTAGCTGTAAGACCTGCGCCAATTACACCTGCACCAATACCTGCTAGTCTACTGCCTATACTTACAGAATTTTGAGCAACCCAAGCGTTGTAACTGTCAACGTTCCATGAGCAAAGAGGGTAACCAGTTAACGAGATAGATTCGGTGTTATTGCTAGCGTCACCACTACCCTTATAATTTGTTGGTCTTAAACATACAGTAACAGGCTGTGTTACATTTGCATTGATTTCAATAGAAGGTGCGAACTTGTCAAAAAATTCGTATCTTAGGGCTAAACTGTCAGCACCTGCGTTATCAACGTGATAAAAATTATAAGGGTATGTATACAGTTTCTTATTTTTAGGTTTATACCCGTCAATATTTTCATTACCTGTTAACGCTGTACTGATAGAAGTAATCTTCAACGAACTGTCAAGTTCTGGTATTCTATTGCTAGATGGTATTTCGCCTTTTGGTAAAAATACTTTAGGTATAGTGTATATACTTACAACTGCATCTGGTTTTTGTATATACTTTTTAAGCTTATCATTAATCTGTGCAAATTTGTCAACGTCATACACCCATAGAGTCGCACCGCCATAAATACCATCATACTTTTTGCCATCAATGCTTGCATTCTCACCGTCAACTTCCACTACAGCAACTACAATGGCAATATCTGCCATGTTGTAAACGGGTGCATAGTCGTTAAAAACATATTCTCCTGTACTAACATTTTCTGGTTCAATGTGTTCACCTAAGTTATCAGTTGCCGTATGTTCCCTTTCCACAAAGCACATATCCAAGGTATAATCAAAGAACCACGTTTGCATAACGTCAATTTCAAAACTAATCTCAGAACATTCATTGTTAACAAACTCTACACTTGTAATAAACGCGTAAAACCACTTGTTACCATATGCTGTGTTCTGAAACATCATGTAATTACAGTTATATAAACTATCAGCTTTAATTCCAACCCTTGCTATGCCTTTATTAACTCTCTGATAAGTATAATCAGTTAAATTAAATGCTTGTTTTCCTGCAAAATAGTTATACTGTGATGTTGCATCACCAAACCAGATTGTGTGGTCAAACGTAGGGTCAAGTGGGACATTTCTTAAAAGTTTTATGTTTGTTTGTGGTTGTATATACATATTTTCACCTGCTTATTTTAACTAGGTGAGAAGAACGCTATCACCTGTTAACTTCTCACCTTTTAAATTATAGTCACTTTCTATTCATCGTAACGGTTGTACCAACCTCAGATGCGGATGTAATAGTAGTTGTACCTGTATAAACAGTTCCGTTTACTTCGGCTTCAATCGTAATATCTGTTGCACTCTGACTTGCAGGAATGATAATAGCGCCATATTTCTGCACTGCAATACCTGCTGTTGTAAGTGCTTCTGTCTGAATAAAGTGTACACTGTTAGGTGCAAGACTTGCATCGTCTGTATCAGCACTGATAGCAAAGACAATAGCTTCTTCACTCACATCTTTTGTAATAATCTCACAAGTGAGTGATTTTGGTAAAGCAACGCTTGCCGCGTCAGTAACAAATACAACTGCATTTGCAAACGGCGAACTGGATACTGTTTTCCATGTATGGTAGAAGTAGTTCCAGTACATACCACTAGCGACATATTTTTCTGTGAATTTGTTATTGTTGTCATAAATCTGAAACCAATTTTCATCAACAATAACAGCTTTTACGTTAGCAAGTAAAGCAAGTTCTCCTGCGGTTACTTCTTCGATACCGTCTGAATTTTCTCTAATAACATCAAAGCGTTCGTTATCAAAGGAAGTCCAGTTGTCAATGAGAAACAGTCTGCCCATGAAATCTGCTTTATCCATGTTGAACGCACTTGCAAGAACGTTAACATCAAACTGTGCGTTGAATTTTGCATCCATAAAAATAATCTGTCTGTCTTTAGGTGTGTTTGTTTTTACACCTGCTTCTGAATAATCAGAGTTGATAAACGGTAACAGATTAGATATACTTCTGAATGCAACAGCCGATTCTTTAAGGTCTGCCCCATCACCGATTGATTCTGATTTCATTTTACCGTGTGAGATAGCTTTAATCATAAGATATTTAAACAGTAAAAATTCATCATACTCAGCACCCGTGTAAACAGCGTCTACGATTTTTGCAATAAGGTTCTGGACTCCTTCAAGTGAAAGGAAAGCCTGCTTTAAATCTTCGTCTTGAATAGTGACAGGGTACATAACTCTCCAGTTCATAGTATGGAAAGCTGAACGTACATCTGGAAATGTTCGTTTAAATTCTCTGCTTTTTCCTTTTTCTGGGTCAAAGTCAACACCCTTTGCAATGGACACAAAGATATCTTCTACTGTCTCACCGAATTCAATGTAGCCTTTTTTCAGTACACTGTACGGATTATTGAAAGTTGCACTCTGCATTCTAACGATAGCAATCCTGTTAACAAGTGCGTTGATAAACTGGTTAGCAAATGTAGGTGTTCCGTAAATCACTTCTCCTACTCTAGGAATGTCCGACGCTTTTGTAACTTCTGGTACATTCTGTTGATATTCATAACTGGCATTCTGCCTAATTACGTTAAGAATATCCATTGTTGACGCATTTAGCGTTGAAACTGCAATTCTTTTTGGCATTTTCTTATTCTCCTTTACTCTGTTGTAAATAACTCTTCAAAACGTGTGGGTTTGTCGTCTGGTTCGTCAATAACTGGTTCATTGGTTTTGGGGGGAACGGTTGGGTCACCAGTGTAAAAACGCTCAGCATATTTTTTTCTCCAACCCTCATCGTTTTCTTTGTACTTAGCTTCCCAGTCTGTCTGGTTTGCTGTTTTATTCTCAAAATCTGTGAACGTATCTGTCACATCTTCAAGAACCTGTAATGTGTTATCGTCTGTACTGTCACCAACGATATTTCTAATACTTTCGAGAATTTCTTCTCTAGTTCTGATTGCCATGTTATCACTCCTTTTATAGCCTGTAATTAATCATCATCCATATTGGCATGTTGTACTTTTTTTGGTCATGTGTATTATAGCCGGGTTGTTTAGGGTCAATGAGTTTCAGAATGTCATACCATTTTCGTGCATATTCTGCACGCTCTGGATGTAAACTTGCAGGTCTTTCATAGTTAGCTTGGAATATCAATGCCAGTTCACCTGGGTCTTGTGTTGAACTAGCCCATGTTTTCCAGTCCATACCAGAGTAAGAACTTGGATACCACTGCGGCTCGATTCCTCTATGCGCCAGACCTGTACTTTCCTCATACTCAGCGTAAAGAACATTACACTGTTTATCACCGTCTTGCCATTCATCGTGTGAACCATATAAAACGTCGAGAACATCATACAGGTTTGACGGCGGTGTCCACTGAACTAGTCCATGTCCTGTACCACCTATCTCAATAAGTGCTGGGTTGAATTTTGACTCCTGCATAACATTCCCACACAAACCTGCGATAGCTTGGAGTGTCCACCCCTTGAAATAAAAGAAACTATAGATACATGCGGCATTGTTCTTCTGCTTATCTCCATAATCTTCAAAGTATTCAGATTCTCCACCTATAATCCACGTATAACCTACTTCACCGGATGCACCGTCACCATAACGCCATATTCTGGGAAATGTCCTTTCATAATTAGGGTCACCACTTGATGAGCCGATAGAAACTTGATTTACAAGTGCTATGCCATTTCTTCCGTGCGCGCCCATAAATACGGCTTTACCTGTTCCACCTTTATAGCACATTTCAGTGTGAGTATCACTGACACCTATATCACCGGATTTTATGATGCTGTCTGTTACTCTTGTAAAACCTAACTGTTGCAATACACCTTCCATGTCGTATGTTGTAAACGCATTACTGTTTGGTGCATAACCAAGTGTACTCCATCCACCTGCTAATAAGGCGTAATTAATAAACGAACTGCAATCGTAGTATGTAATTCCGTTAACTGTCTGCTGATTTCTGTATGCCTGTGAATATCCTACTTTAGGAAGATTGCAACAATTAACCGCCCACGTATAAGCACCGTTGATACTAGGCATTGTTTTCTACCACTCCTAACAATTTCCAACATAATTGACCGAAACAACTATCATTGTGACCGTTTGTACCACATTCATAACCATATGCCCTCATTGTACTCTGAAATGTGTTAATTGCAAAGATTGTGTTAGTACCTGCTTCACCGTCTATGGCAAGTGGTTTACCGTCAACGCCTAGATAATGCAGCATAGACAGAACTGTCTGCAATATAAGTACATCTTCACCCGTAGAGCCTTTTACAATATCAGTGAATTCGTGCATATAATTCACCCCTTTGTGATATGGAATAATTCCATAAGTTTTTCTGGCAAAATATCTGAATTGATTTTCGAGATATTTTCCAAAATAGATACAAGTTCGGTTGTACACACATAAAGAATGATTACAGGTAAAATAGCTACACCTAACTGGAATCCAATAACATGACCTTGAGTATCAACTAACCATGCTACAAAGTAACAGAAGATAAACCCAACTTTTTTAAAAAGTCCGTCTCTTAATTTTGAACTTTGTATGTCTTTGCTTTTAACCGCTGACACAAGACCTGTAACTATATCAAGCGCGTTAAAAATGAGTGCAACAATAACAGGATAAGCCTGTTCCATTTATCCAACTCCTTTCATATTTAATTTTCAATTAATTATAACATTATTATTGCTTTTTGTCAATAGATATGATATAATAAATTAAAAGAAAGGAGATAAATTTTTATGGGTAAGTACTATGATGGTACAAAACTTTTATCAATGCTAGACATAAACGGTAATAAACCAGAAATATACATGTGCACAACTAATCGTACAGGCGGAAAGACAACCTATTTTGGCAGACTATGTATAAATAGGTTTTTAGATAAAGGTGAAAAGTTCGGGCTAATTTACAGGTACAACTACGAATTGGACGATGTAGTCGACAAGTTCTATAAAGATTTAGGAAGTCTGTTCTTTACAGAACATGAAATGACTTCTAAACGCCGTGCATCTGGCATCTTCCATGAGTTGTTTCTGGATGATAAAAGCTGTGGATATGCTTTAAGCCTAAACAGCGCTGACCAGATTAAAAAATATAGCCATTTATTTAGTGATGTCCAACGTATGATTTTTGATGAATTTCAATCTGAAACAAATCACTATTGTAATGATGAAATAAAAAAGCTGTTGAGTGTACACACCAGTGTAGCTCGTGGACAAGGTGAACAAGTTAGATATGTCCCTGTTTATATGCTTAGTAATCCAGTTAGCATTATCAACCCGTATTACGTTGAAATGGATATCAGTAACAGATTAAAAGATGATACTAAGTTTTTACGTGGCAACGGGTTTGTTCTTGAACAAGGTTTTATAAATAGTGCAAGTGAAGAACAAAAGAAAAGCGGATTTAATAAAGCTTTTTCAAAGAACAAATATGTTGCTTATAGTTCAGAATCTGTATACCTTAATGATAATCAAAGTTTTGTTGATAAACTAGCAGGAAAAAACAGATATCTTTGCACACTTAGGTATAAAGGTGTTGACTACGCTATAAGAGAATTTTCTGAAATAGGTGTGCTGTATTGTGATGATAAACCGGATAGCACTTTTAGACTTAAAATAACAGTTACTACAGAAGACCATCAGATAAATTATGTTATGCTAAAAAGAAATGATTTTTTTCTTTCGAACCTTAGATATTTATTTGAACGTGGGTGTTTCAGATTTAAGGATTTAAAGTGCAAGGAAGCAGTTTTACATGCATTAAGTTATTAACTATGGTATCTGCATGGGTTTTCTGCTCTGAGTGAATAGGTGTGCACACTTGAAATATAGTGCCTATATCATTTGTCGTTTTTGCATAACGCTTTGCTAGTTACTCATGTTATAGATATAAAAGAAATAGACGGGTCACGAACTTAGTTCGCCCCGTCTTTTCTATTCTTATTTTTCACCTGTACTTCCAAAACCACCGCGGTTTTCGTTTCCTAAATGTTCTACTTCTTTTAGCATAACAGGTGGCTGATGTTTTTGTATTCTGAATTGACAGATTCTTGTATTTTTAGGTATGAAAGTCTCACGGGTTGCGTATGCAGGAAAATGCCATTCGTCACTATCACCACAATATGTTTCATCAATTAAACCTACGCTATTAGCTTGTACAATTCCATATTTCTTAAATGTTGAACTGCGAGGGATAACAAGTGCCTCATATCCTTCTGGTAACTGCATTGCTACGCCTAAAGGAATGTGATATAATTCGCCTTCTGTCATATAAGTATCAAGTGCTACCCGTAAATCAACCCAGTCACCTACTTCTATTTCATGTATCTTTTCAATGTCTCTTGTGTATTTAATTTTAATTTCTTTTGGTTCCATTCTATTACCTCATTTCATATGTAGTTTCAACCAATAAAATACCACCACGTATCCTTTTTGGTCTTAGTTTATCCGGTACTTTTAAACCTACTTTAAAATCGCTATAATCTCTTTTTATTACGTTACCTGTTTCTTTATCAAATAAAAATTCTTTTTCCTCTTGCGTCCATTCTTTCTTTTTGTTTAATTCAGTGTCTACGTACCCGTCTGGTTGTGCTGTCCCTTCCATTGATAGCTGAAATAAATCTTTGCATTTCTGTGGCATACCTGCACATTTAATATTGTTATAAGAATTTTCTATTGGTTTAAGGTTTTCATGTGTAACATGTTCAATATATGTTTTCTGTCTTGTGAATATCGCAGTGTCCCAACATGCTTCTAGTTTCCAACAACAAAAGTCTTTGTCATGTACCTTGATTCCTTTTATCTGTTCTGGTGGCAAATCACAATGTATGCTGTCAGTATCTGCATATATGAAACCTGCTTTATCTTTACCATAGTAATTTTTCTGAGCCGCCCTTATAGTAAAGTTTCTTGCATAACTCGTAATAGCCGAACCAACTGGAATATAACCTGCTTTTTTGTTATTCTCTGCGACAGGTATAAATCCTATTGTTTTATCATCTTTCACATAAGCTAGCTTAAAACTTGAATCTTTACTTGATGCCATTTTACCATAAAGATTATTCAAGAAAAGTTTTGCTAATTCACGCTTTGCATCTTTATTCTCTTTTTTAATCTTTGCATACTTGTCTATGTATTCATCAAATATACCTACTTGGGAATAAAACCAACACCCATCAAGTATTTCAAAATCAACCAGTTCATAGTGTTCTTTCATTAATTGAAAGTCTGTCATTGTAAGTACCAGCTCTACACGCGAATCATGAACGTTTCCGTCTTTGTCTCTATAATGAGTAAAATATTCGTCATTCTTTCTATCGTATATATCGCTCGTTTCAAGTGCTTCTGTCCCTTTGTACAGTAAGTTATCTTTAATCTGGATAAAGGGTAACATGTTTTTCTTTATGTAAAATCGAGTCTTGATTCTAATAAAGAAATACTTGTCTGATTCTAAGGCTCTATCTGGTATTATATTACCTGTCCAGAAATGAGGAATGCCAACAGGATACCTGTTACCTGATTCTGAGGACATCATAGAAGGGTAAAGTGAGTTGACATCTGCTGTTGTTCCATTTTTATATATTTTATTCTCTTTGCCTTTTACAAGATAGCACCAACCACCTCTATATGTTTTACGTATATAGTCACCTGCCGTACCGTATTTATAAGTATTTGCATCTATAGTTATGGAGTACATGTCTGGAAACATTTCTTCGTAACTCAAAATATTAGTAGTTGAATGATTGCAAATCTTCTTGTATTCTGATAGACAACACGCACCAATTGTTAACTTGTCGTGTCCTTCTGTAAACATTATTTCAAGTGCTTCTTTTACAACAAGAACATCATTTGCAATATAGTGCTTTTCTTCTGGTGTTATCACGCATCCTGCATATCTAAAGCCTGTATATTCCATGTCAAGTTTTTTATGTTTTGTTCCAAAACTCTGACCTATACGCTTTACACTGAATGGTAACAATTTTAGGGAATCACGTATTTCAATAAAATGATTACCTGCTTTTATAGTAATTCCATACCACATGCCCTTGTCAGATATGGAATACTTAAATGTGTTATTTTGCATATATTTTTCTTGCAACCATTCTACTTTTATTTCTGATTCACCTATACGTTTGTTAGCTTGCTTAAACCCTTTATCAACAAGTAAATAAGATAACCAAAAAGAACCGTCAAATTTTAAATTGTGATAGTATGCTACTATATTACATTTTTGGGACAAAAAATATTTGAACTGTTCATCTATACTATGAAAGATGTGAACATCTTCACTGAAAAGTTCAACGGACGCACTCGCCCAAACTTCTGTACTTGTCTGACCTTCATAAACAGTCGTTTCAAAATCGCACATGAAATATCTGTATTTCTTTTTTCGCAATCAGAACGGGTACTCCCAGTCTTCTTCTTGTTCTAGTGCGTCACCCATTCTTTTCATGTATTCAACTTTATCCAACATTTGCTCTTTGTACAATACGCCTTCGTCTGGTAAATAATCAATCATGTTTCCTATATATAAAGTTGCTTTATCGGCATTATATACCGTGTGCCATTCAAGAATATTTCCTGCTTCTGCTCCTTCCTGTAGCATGATAGCAACATCGTGTTCACCATGTTCTTTTATAAGACCACCCATCCATGTCCGTAATAATCCATATGCTTCTCCACGGGCGTTCTGATTCAAATGATTATACCATTCAGTTATCACAACTCTGTCAAAAAAAGACGAATCATCAGATTGCTTAAATGGCACTTGAAAATCTGATTCAGTCCACTCTTGTTTAGGAACGTATGCAGATTCTTTAATTTGTGAACTTGAGATGTTTTTTATTTCACGTGTTAACTTTGCAAGTTCTTGTCCCTTTACACCTTGCGAACGTAATTCTTTTTCAGTAGGAAAATATAAATCAGTTTGTAAACCTTTTTTCTTTAACCGACGAATAGCTGACATGATACGGTTACGCTGTTTCGTGTAAACCGTTGTTTTTCTCTTTTTTCTTGCCATGTGCTTACCTCTTTGTTGAAAAAAGAGGGACTTTATAGCCCCTCACTTTTTTGTTAATTTATTCTTGATTTACAGGGATTCAGTATCAAGTACGCAATTAATGAAATCGCGACCTGACTTTGTTACTCCAGATGTTTTAATAACTGTAAACTGTTTACCATTCATAATATTTGAAATATCACGAATACTACGCTTGAACGTAGCTGACTGACAGCTGTATACCTGTTTGTCTGGTGTAATGATGGACATTACATCGACTGCTTCTCCTGTGTTTTCTTTAATGTCTGTAAATTCAAGTACGCCATCAACTGTAATGTGCGTTCCGTCTTCAACACCTTTTACAGAGTGAATAGACGGGGCGATTGTCATAAGATACTGTTCTACTTCTGTAAATTCTCTGCTTACTGTTTTAATTTCTACCATGGTTTATTCTCCTTTTATCTCTTATTAGTTTTCTTCTGTAGTTTCTGTTTCTTCTGTTTTTTCGCCACGTTTAGGAAGAACGGTAGCATAATGAATAAAAGTATTTTCTGACATGCCATAAAGCGTTTCAATTTCCTCTTTTGCGACAATGTGAACTGCTTTAAGTTCGTCTGTTTCGATAATAGGCTTTACAACTTTAAGCAAAGCATTATCATCTTTGTAAGTACGTGGAACGGTTACTGTTTCAATGTAAGGCTCTCCCTGTACTACGTTTAAGCACATAACTGTTGCTTTAGTTGTTGTGATGGTTCTTGTTACCATTGGAATTCTTGCCATTTGTTTTTTCTCCTTTTTCTTATGTTTTTTTGTTTACACGGTTACTGTAAAAATATTAAATTGTATTTGCATTCTTGTGAATGCAGAGGACTTACTAGAATCGAACTAGCAACGGTTTAACGTGAAAAACCTATCAGCCCTAGAGGTACGTGGGACGCAAGTTGCAACGCCCCACTATGGCAAACGTAACTGAAAACTATCTTTGTTACAAGTATAATATAGCATATTTTAAGGTGTTTGTCAATAGCTTATTTAAAATATCTTTTATAAATTTTATGTTTATATTTAGTTAAAACTGCATTTACGTAATCTGTTGATGTAACACCTTGTTGAATGTCTGAATCAATATGATTAAAAGTACATCTAAATATACACTCGTTTAAGTCACGCGGTATTATATCTACTATTAATAAATCGTTTATTATGTTAACTGTTGCTTTACCTGTTATTTTCTTGTCTATTTCTCTTTTGATTGTTTGTGATAGTAATTTTGTTAATTCATAAGGCATGCTATTCATCTCCTTTCTTTGTCCGTTATGACAACAGTTGCATATTTAAAGAATTGACTTTCTGTCATTCCTAGTAAAATTTCCTCGTGTGTGTTCGATTCGATATACACTAATTTATAGGTATCTGTTTCGTATATTTCTTTTAGCTTTTTTAATAAGTCAGTATCTGTATATGTACCGCCTATCTTTGCTTCAAATATTGATACCTCTGAATTTGTTACGTCAATTGCCATTACTTGCGCTGTTGTCTGCGTGATTGCGCACGTTATCATTTTTTCTTTTCTCATTCTTTTTCGTCCCTTTCTACATACTATGTTTTAAAGTTAATTTAAACTAACATTGATTATGGTTAGAAATGACTAACTTTATGCATATTATTTATTTTTTTCCGAATGTTTCTTTATTAGTTAAATGTATACTCCCATCAGTATTTATTCTAGGCGTTATTCCATATTTAGTGGCTATATAATTTACACCTGTTTCACTGTCTGTTATTGTATAAATAAAAGCACTACCTTCATTTATTACTACAGTATAGTTCCATTCATCATCTGATTTTATTTCTTTACCTTTACATCCTGTTAATGAGGTTAAAATTATTAGTCATATAATTAATAAAATCTTATTTTTCATATGTTAACCACCCCACAATCATACCTATGATAAAACCTAAACCAAATATTGCCATAATTTATACCTCGCTATCTTCAATAAACATATCGTTAATTTGGTGTATATTATTTAAATCAATTGTAATACCTATTTCTTCACCTCTTTCACGGTCATAAAAACCAAATTTATTATTAAAATCAGTGTACCACAAGCCAGTTGATTCTGTTGAAATACTTAGTCCATTTAGAACTAAATCTCCATAATGTTCAAATATACTAAACAGTATATCGTGTATTTCTGTTTTCTTAAATGTTCTCTTTTCTGTTAATGTAATCATATCTTTTTCCTTTCTTGTGCTATTAATAACTACTAATGTATTATAGTGTTAACTTAAAAGGGGCACATAGCACGACTATTCTTATAATATTGTGTAACTTCAACTGAATAACTGTATACATAATCTTTATATAAATCATATGAATGTTGCGTTATTAATTTATTCTCATATAACGTTGAAAATGCGTTTACTAAAGCTAAAACCTGCCTTGCATGATATGCACTATGCGTGCTTTTCCATTTGTTCATATTTTCTTCAATTTTGTTTACTATTGCTTTTACTGTAATTGTCACTATTTTCACCTTTTTAACCTTTCTTATTCAATATCTCTTTATATTTGTACAATTTTCT